CCGGGAGACGTTGCTGGATTAGCTTGAAGCCCTCTGGTACTATGATCGGGGCATGAACCTCGACTTTGATTACCGGAGGCTTTCGCCAAAGGCAAAATACGCCACTTAGAAATGTAACTAGAATTAAGCAAATTGTCAAGAGGATAAATGGGATCATATGATCAAAAGTTCCAGTTGCCAAGGTCGGGCAAGTATAATGATCCCTTGGGTTTACGTAGCTCTGCTATCATTCGGTCGAAGGTATTGTCTCTATTTGGATCATCCGGTGTCGGCTCCGGCTTGATTACTACCTCGGCAGACTCATATATCGCCATGACTCCATACCGTAGGCTATCTACTGGGTGATCCTCTTGGCGTGGACGTAATCTATTCGGGTCTTTATTGATCCCAGTATCACGCTGGAGCATGGGTAGCGTGCGACATAAATTCGGTGCTCCCCACACCCCCTCACTATCGCCTCCGGGCCACGCGCGTAATGCCCCACGTTGTTGGAGCGTACGTATACGTGATAACCCTGCCGGGATATCAACGTTCCCCTTGTCCACATTGACCCCTTGAGTCGATAACATGGTCGCAATAGACTGATTTGACGTGGCTTGTTTCGCTTGCATTTCCGGGCTACCGACACTATAGACTGGCATCCGCAATTTCATTTGCGCCTCGCGCAACTTTATCGCTTTAGCCACTTCGTCCAGTGTCGTACCGCGCAAGTATAATTCCGATACCACATCCGTCATGCCTGACTTAGGATAATGTGCCAGCCATAGCACACACGTTGGATCAACGATACCAAAGTCAATCGTGCGCACTAGAAAATAGTCACGATCCGCCAATTCATTCTTCGGCGCAATCATCATTGGCTGGAACATGGCTCCAGCTAACTGGGACCAATCTCCATACAGATACGCCGCCTGATCCTCCGCAGACATCTGCATGATGCCAGCGATATACTGTTCCCGGTTTGGTAGCGCGGGATTGTCCCAGATTCTCGACGGTATGAATTGACGCGGGGTAAATAATTTCTGTCCCTCTACCTCAACGTAATCCTCTTGAATCTCATATGGCTTACGTTTGTCTAGAAATCGTTCATACACCCACGCATGTCCAACGTCACCCGGATTGGTAGCAGAGCGCATTAGCGGAGGTAAGTCTGCACTCTTGGTACGATTGCGCAGAAATAGAAAAAGATACTGGTATTTAGTAAATGACGTTAGTTCGTCTACGCAAATCAAATCGTATTCGAATGTTTTAAAATTTAATATGTCTTTTTCGTGTTCCGCGTATCCCAACTGGATAATTGCTCCAGAAGGAAATCTCCAACGCGATTCTGCTTCTTTCCAAACCGCGCCGGGAACAATTTCTGGATACAACTGCTGCATTCGGTCAATAACTTCTTGTAATTGGGGTCGGGTACGACGCAGCATTAAGCATCTATGTTTCGGATGCTCAACTCTATAAAGAGGCAACATAATAAGTGAATCAGTCTTTCCCCCACCGACTGCTCCACCATACATTACCTCTCGAACTGTTGAGGACAGGAACGCACTCTGAGGCCCCTTGTTGGCCACCCACGCGAGACGCTGACTCAAAATTCAGTCAAGGCTTTCAACGCGCGTTCCTTAACGACATCTTTGGCCAATGGCTTCATTGCGTCAAAGCCACAATTCGGGCATATAGTTGTAAATTCCCCAGTGTTTAAGGTGGGCAATAATACTATTCCCGCCGCGACTTTTTTCTCGCTCTGCGTAGCCACTGCACGACCATATGCTCGATTAAGCACATCCTTCATCAACGAGACTTGGGATGCGGTGGCTTTGACTTGGCCATCCAAAATCGACTGCATGACTGGAGCTATAATCGCGGCAATTTTCTGCCAGTCCTCAGTAGTCTTGGCCAATGCCATTTTCTCGCCCATGTCCTTGGGCCATTGGACCACTGGAACATTAGACGGAGGATTCTTGATATCCGATCTCCGCTGGGCCTGATAATGCGTCATACACAGGCCCTTTGACCGGGCTGGCTTGTCGCAACCGTCTATATTACAAGTTTTACTCTGCACGATTTATTGACCTTTCAGAGCTAAATCCTTCTGGGTATCGCTTAATCAACTTGGCGATATTTGTATCGGCCACATAGCTAAGTAATGTGTCTAATGCCCAAGCTGCTTCCGCGAGATACCATTGGATATCGCCCAGTTCATCAATCAACTTTTCACAATGCAACACATGCCCATGGAATAAATGCTTCTTTACATGATCCGCGACTTCTCCAGCTTCCCCACATAGTCCTAGTACCGCATTCAACAACGCCTTATCCGGGTCTTGCTTACATTCCTCGCTCAGCGTTCGCATTGCATTACGCTGATAGACATTAAATTCTCCGTTCATAGCTTCTCCACAGGATTAGGCTTGCTCTCCTTGATATCCTCAAACAAAAATCCCATAGTATTGAACATAATCGCGCATAGAATAGCTCTACGGATATTCCCACGATTCCGCCAATCAGTCCATGCTTCAAAGACATGCCGAATCAATGACTTGATATATGCCGATTTCGGTATTCCCTTCTGCCAATTATCTGATGCACGCAGTTCCTGACCGGGAGGTATATTACGCAGTCGGCATTCGTGCATGTACTTGGCGTATTCCTCTAGGACTTCTGGAGCTAGAAAGCCTTCATAGTCAAGTTTATTGGTATCCGAATCCCTCGTCGCTCCAGTCTCAAACAATCTAGTCATTATCTTACTCCGTCCGCTTGTGCATACCGCCCGCCTAATGCTTGAACCAACCTCGGCCATGTCCATGTTCCAGTATTCCACGGTCGTTGGAATAGCTTGCCACGTAGACCAATCGCCTTGATTGTCTCCGGTCGATCATCAATCATTACGTCTACTTTAATCAGAGTCTTATCGCTCATACCAACGTAATTATATTCCAGCCGGGAATCCTCCAGAAACCCCGCTGTGATTAACCGATTCCACTTTGCCTCAAACATCGGCCCACGGGTGCAGCTAGTGACGAATACGACTCGGTCGCCAATCTCACGCAGAGCCTTGACTCCCTCTAGCGCACCCTCAATCACGGGCATGTCAACGTAGAGATTAGGCTGCTTCAAGTAATCGTAAATCTTATCCCCACACTTGACATGATTGGGAATATCCCAAGTCGTGATGTCAGAGAGTTTCAAGTTATCGTTATGATCTGCATTGTATCGCTTGATCCATTCGCTAACTAGGTCCAACGCCACATCATCCACGTCTACGCCAATGATCATGCTTCCTCCGACATGATTTTTCTTATACCTTGTCTAAGCCGTCGATTTTCCCAGCGTTGGCCCAAATCAAACCCATTACGTTTGCCGCTACGATATCCACAGGTCTGTCCATATAAATACCCTCTAGCATAACCTTGAGCGTATCCCACTAATATCGCAATCCAGTCCAGAATTTCCAAGTCCAACGACTATCAACGTAGTATCCACCTTCGTCAATAACCAGAAATCCCAGTCGTGCTCCTAGTTGCCAAAGCCAATATGCATGTCGGTAATACCAATACTCAAATTTCGCAAATGGCCACCAGAACCAAGTAGCATAGTATAACGCGTCTTGATTCCAGACTCGCCCGACATAGTACAACCCGTCAATCTTCTCAGGTTGACGCGATAGTCGATCTACCTTGACTACTGGTATCCAACTAGGAATCATACTCCGATACCCAATTTTTCCTCAATCCACATAGATATTGCCTGACCTGTGACAGAGCCAAGCACAGTGCCAATTGTGTATGGCACAAACAGCGCCCACGACATATCCTTAGTCACGATCAAATATTTCATCGTCAGGAACCACACTCCATTACTCGCAATAGCCGCAATGAAATGATACGTCTTGCTATTGCGATTCCGGCTTCGACTTACAATGGAGAACGATACATTCTGAATATATGCCAACGTCATCATTACCAAGATTCCCGCAACGGTCATGGCTAGATATCCTCTTTGCGATAGATTACAGACGACTGCCGCTTCTCATTATTCTTGGTACTGAAGTCAATACGAATATGAGATGGAAGCAATGGTGGATATCCTTTATCTTCTGCATAGCCCGTACGCGAATCATACGCGCTGCCAGTAATATACTCATACGTTGCATTCCACTTAATCGGCTCCCGCGTCCTACGGGTATCTGCAAGTGTCGCATAGTATCGTGGCGGCAAGTCCATCGCGACATGGCTGTGTGCTGTGAGAATCGCGTCCGCAATGAACGTCCGGTCGAATACTTGACCCTTCGTCACCTTCGATCCAATCCCCACTCCCGAATCCGTCCCGTGGTGAGTGAACACACTGAATATCGCTGGGTGCTCTGATCCCGCTTTCAGGACCAGATGCCAATATGCCGCTATTCCCAAATACGGAATCCCTAACTTCGCGCATAGCGTCTCATCAAAATCAAGTCCAGTTTCCTTATAGACACGGTTGCCATGGTTACCCTTGACGCCGAATAGCCCACGTCCTTTGATTGGCTCCAGCAATTCGACTAGGGCATTCTGTTGCTCTGTCGGATTCATCAATGCACTATACACATCACCCTTACTATTCTTCGTCGCGCATTCTCCACCATCGCCCATGTAGACCCAGACGCCAAGGGGATCATTCTCGACCCTCTTGACCATATCCTTGATGAATCCAATATCCGATTGCTTAGCGCCTAAATGCCAGCAGACGAATGGATATAAATGGACTTCTGATTTAGTTGTCTCGTATTTAAAGTACTTCACTCTGATTCCTCAGTTTGCTTGCCTAATCTGTGTACCCATTGTGGATTATTTGCATATGCTAATACTTGCAAATCATACTCATCGACGGCGGGATCTGGATCATCTTCGTAAAACCACCAAGAGTTGTCCTTGGCTTCCCAGCTTCCAACTCCGTCCACAGTGAACGTACTTCCATCTGCTAGTCTAACTTGCCAAATCCATTTAGTCATAGTACCCTCTTAAATCCCTTATCATCATTCAGCTTTGACCCACCCAAATCCTCTATCGCCAACGGGTCCATTGGCGGAAATCTACCTTGGCGTAATACCTGTACATCCTTTCTTGACCGTCTATTCACGTACTGAGCCGTGTCTAAAATGGCAGGCAAATCTGTTGATCCACGAAACCAGCTTGCGATACGGGACATGTCAGTATCTTCTCCCAACTTTGGGCTATGATGTAAAATGAGTACCGTGATCCCGTGTTGGTTTGACCACTTACGCAAGTCATTGTACAATGGTGCCATGGCACTTGAATCGTTT